AGGTCAAGACGTTGCCCTCCAGTCACAGCCCGTCGAGGATTTTTCTTCGGCGGGCTTCTTTTTTTCGTCAAAACAGCTTGTTTATGTCCAGCGAGTTTTGAGGACGGGTTACTCAGAACGGAGGACAAGGCTATGACGACCGAACAGAAAGACACGATAACTGAAATGCGTAAGCAAGGTTACACCTATGCAAAAATTGCCGAAACGCTCGCTATTTCGGAAAATACAATAAAGACCTACTGCCGTCGGACACGGCTCAATGAATATACCGTAGCCACCGTGCCGGTCTGTAAGCAGTGCGGCAAGCCCATCGAGGTAAAGGCCAAACACCGAGAAAAGCAGTTCTGCTCAGACCTATGCCGTGCGGCATGGTGGTACGCCAACCGGGGCAGCAAGCACAGAACAGAATACCGCCTGATCTGCGCGAACTGTGGTCAGCCCTTTGTGAGCGTTGGAAATAAGGCTCGAAAGTACTGTTCCCATCAGTGCTATATTGCCGCCCGGTTTGGGGGTGATTGCCGTGGATGAACGCATTCTCGACTACAAATCCGCGATGGCACAGGCGCGTCGGATGCTGTCGGCAGGCATCATCACCGAGGATGAGTACGACATAATTGATACAATGATGGCCACAAAGTACGGCTTATCCTCGTGTAGTTTGTTCCGAGAAAACGACTTGCTATATAGTAGTATCAGAGGTAACATGTCACACTACGAGGAGGTGACAAAATGCCAAAAGCAATAAGAAAGGTAGCGCATCCACCGAAGTTGGAGCGAAAAAAGCGCGTCGCTGCCTATGCCCGTGTGTCCAGCGGCAAGGACGCGATGCTGCACTCGCTCTCATCGCAGGTCGCGTACTATAGTGCCTTGATACAGAAGCACGGCGATTGGGAATACGCCGGTGTGTACGCTGACGAGGCGATGACCGGCACAAAGGAATGCCGTGATGAGTTTCAAAGCCTGCTTGCCGACTGCCGCGCCGGACGCATCGATCTGATACTTACCAAGTCCATCTCCCGCTTTGCTCGGAACACGGTCACTCTGTTGGAAACCGTGCGAGAGTTAAAACTGCTGGAGGTGGACGTTTTTTTCGAGGAACAGAACATCCACACGATGAGCGCCGAGGGCGAGCTGATGATGACCATTCTCGCATCTTATGCGCAGGAGGAAAGCCTGTCGGCAAGCGAAAACCAGAAATGGCGCATCAAGCGAAACTTCGAGACTGGGAAGCCGTGGGACTGTACGATTCTCGGGTACAAGGCAAAGAATGGTGTTTTCGAGATTGTTCCTGAAGAAGCCGAAACGGTGCGGCAGATATTCAAATGGTATCTTAATGGACTCGGCAGACAAGCGATTGCCAATAAGCTCAATGATTTGGGCATTCCTACACGCCTTGAAAAGACATGGCACCAAAGCACCATCAGGAAGATGCTCCGAAATGAGATATACGCTGGCGACCTGCTTCTGCAGAAGACTTTCCGCACAGACCACTTGACGAAGCAGATGCGGATTAACCATGGAGAGCTACCCATGTACCACGTGCAGGACGCACACGAGCCTATCATCGACCGAGTGACTTTTGACACGGTTCAGCAGGAGCTTGCCAGACGAGCGGAGAGTATTCAGGTAAAACCCGGCTCGGCTACGGCGTTCACAGGAAAGATACGTTGTGGCATCTGTGGAAAAAATTATCGCCGCAAGACCACGCACACCGGTATCGTGTGGGTCTGCGCTACCTACAACACAAAAGGCAAAAAATACTGCGTTTCTAAGCAAATACCAGAGGAAACGCTCCAAACCGTGGCCGCCGAAGTGCTCGGATGTGAGGGCTTTGACCAGGACGCATTCGCGGAGCGCATTGCCTTCATTACTGCGCTGCCGAACAACGCTCTGGAATTTACCTTTGCGGACGGACACACAGAAAAAGTCACATGGCAAGACCGCTCACGCTCCGAGAGCTGGACTGCGGAAATGCGGCAGGATGCGGCAGAGAAAACGAGGAAAAGGAGTGAAAAGAAATGCCAAGAGCAGTAACAATGATACCCGCCACCAAGAACCGCTTCACAGCTCTGCCGACGGCTTCGGTGGCAAGACGCAAGGTGGCTGGCTACGCCCGTGTGTCTACGGACAGTGAGGAACAGCAGACCAGCTATGAGGCGCAGGTAGACTACTACACCCAGTACATTCAATCTCGCGAGGATTGGGAGTTTGTCGGGGTTTATACCGATGAGGGAATTTCGGCAACTAACACGAAGCACCGCGACGGCTTTAAGCAGATGGTCAAGGACGCGCTTGCTGGAAAGATCGACCTCATCGTCACAAAATCGGTCAGCCGGTTTGCCCGCAACACCGTAGACAGCCTCACGACCGTCCGCAAGCTCAAGGAGCACGGCACAGAGATTTATTTTGAAAAGGAAAACATTTTTACCTTTGACAGCAAGGGCGAACTGCTAATCACAATCATGTCATCGTTGGCACAGGAGGAAAGCCGGAGCATTTCGGAGAACGTCACATGGGGCCAGCGAAAGCGGTTTGCTGACGGCAAGGTCAGTATGCCGTATAAGCAGTTCCTCGGCTACGAAAAGGGAGAGGACGGTACGCCCGTGATAAATGAAGAAGAAGCCGCCATTGTTCGACTCATCTACAGGTTGTTCGTTGATGGTAAAACGCCTGCCGGTATCTGCCGGTACTTGGAGCAGCAAGGCATCCCGACGCCGTCCGGCAAGCAGAAATGGAGTCAGACCACAGTGGACAGTATGCTCTCAAACGAGAAATACAAGGGTGACGCGCTCCTGCAGAAGAAGTTCACAACCGACTTTCTCACAAAAAAGATGAAGGTCAACGAGGGCGAGGTGCCACAGTATTACGTGGAAAAAAGCCATGCCGCCATCATTGAGCCGCTGGAATGGGACATGGTGCAGATGGAAATTGCTCGGCGCAGGTCGCTCGGCAGAGCATACAGCGGCAACAGCGTGTTCTCGTCTAAGCTGGTATGCGGCGATTGCGGCGGCTTCTTCGGTCAAAAGGTATGGCATTCCAATGACCCATATCGCAAGTTGATATGGCGTTGCAACAGCAAGTTCAAGGGCGAGGCAAAATGTACCACGCCTCATCTGAACACGGAAACCATACAGCAAAAATTCCTGATAGCCTACAATCGCTTGATGGCAGACCGCGATAGCGTCGTCAGCGATTGCATTCTGATGAGGCAGGTGCTTTCGGACTGCACAACACTGGACGCAGAGCTCGATAGTCTGAACGAGGAAATCGCGGTGGTGTCGGAGCTGGTCAAGACCTGCGTTAGGGAGAACGCGACCTCAGTACAGTCGCAGAAAGAATACACCAAGAAGTATAACGGGCTGCTTGCCCGCTATGAGAAAGCGACGGCACGGCTTGCGGAGGTAACCGCAGAAAAAGAACGGAAGCATGACCAAAACCGGGAACTTCGGCTTTTCATTGAAGCATTAAAGATACAGCCGCTCGTCCTCGAAGAATGGGACGAAAGGCTGTGGATAGCAATAGTTGATCTGGCGACGGTATTCCGGGATGGCAAGATAGTGTTCAAGTTTAAAAGCGGCAGAGAGATCGAGGTGGATCGTTGAGTGCTCCACCTTCTTTTTTGCCCTCTGAACCAATCGCAAACGCGGGTATGAAACTATTTTTAAGGGTAAATGAAACTATGGGGAAAAGTGAAACTATTTCGGGTAATCGCAAGCGCGGGTATAGAGGACAGTGACGCTTCGGTGAAAAGCGCCGGTGTACAGCGATCAAACAGCAAAGCCGAAAACACAGAAAAGTGCCGAAAACGCCTTGTTTACTGGCTTTTTTGGCATAAAATAAGAACGCTAATGTTGACACTCATCGTATCAATATTAGCGTTCTTATATGGTCCGAGTGGCGGGATTTGAACCCACGGCCTCTTGGTCCCGAACCAAGCGCGCTACCAGCTGCGCTACACCCGGATGATGTCAGCTTGCTTATTATAAGCCATGGAGCGCTGATTTG